CCAGCTTGGGAACGCACTCTTGAAAAGCTCTGCTTTGTTCTTGCATTACCATCAAGCCGCCCGCCGTCCGTACTCCACCATCGAAACCCGCGCAGCCAATCCCGCATCCATCACCGAATGCGCGCCAACAAAAAACTCCTCTTCCATCGCGTCTTCTTCTTCCGTGAACGGCATATTCACCGAAGCCTCGAACCACTTCCGCAACGCCTCCTCCGGTGATTCCGTCTTCTCTTCCCTCGGCGCGTCCGAAGTCCACATGATGTGCGGTATCTGCGCAGCCGCGTCCGCGACGTCCATGTCGCCGTAATGCGGAAAGAACGTCAGCTCGTCCACCAGCACCTGCTTGTTGCGGCAGTTCTCCAAAATGAAAAACTTCCCGCTCTCCACCCAGGACTGCAAACCGCGCACGCGATCGGGCTTCGACTTCTGCGCCTGGTCCATCGGCAACCACTTCCACGGAATCACCACGCCGGTCTGGCGCGTCTCGATGTCCGCGAAATGTTTCACCAGGCGTTCGATGTTTCGTTGCTCCGCGCCCACGCGCTTCGGACGCACACCCTCCGGAACTTTCTGCCCGCGAAATAGCTCCGCGATAATCTCACTGGGATCGCATTGCTTCCGGAAGATGTCGATGATGTAGATGCAGCCAAGGTGATCGATTGCGCCCGTCACTATCGCCGTGTGCGATACCGTCTTCGCGTCCGTGCTCAAGTCGCAGACACGGAAGTACTCGAACTGACGGTTCGCCGGCAAGGACGGCACAAAATGTTCGTCCCCCAACTTGAACGTCTGCGTGCTCGGATCGACCGGGTCATTCCGATACTGCGCGCAGAAATGGAAGCTCCCCAATTCTTCGATCAACTTCGGAATCGAAAACTTGCCGTCCGTATCGTTGTCGGGATCGCCAATGTGATCCGGTCCCATGTAAAACCGCGTCGGATATACCGGCGTGCCTTTGCCCTGGCGCAGCTCTTCCAGCTTCAACCCGTACGGATTGTCCGCGCTGTAGATTCCCTCCATCACGCAATCGCTTACGTCGATGTCGAAATCGTGCGACTCGTTCTTGATGATGTATCCGTACACGTCGCCATGGTTGTACCGCGTGCCGGTAACGATGATGCGGCCACCGGGATCGAGTAGCGGGCGCGTCGTCTTGTAGAACGTGATGCCTTCCAGAATCGTTTGCGGATTCCTCACGCTCTTCGCGTTGATCAAGTCGTCAAACAAAATGACGTTGTAGTGTCGCCCGGTTCGCGGCGTGTTCACGCTCGCCGTCTCGACTGTGCGCTCTTTCTGTTTGCTCTTGCGCTCGACCAATATCGCGTCGTCGCGCCAGCACGTCAGCCGCCCGTTGCTTACCGCCGGACGTATCTCCGGATACACCGCCTGGAATTCTTCGGAGTCGATCAACTGACGAATGCCGCGGCAAAAGCCCTGCGCATCGTCCGTCGCGTGACTCGCGATCAAAATCCGAATGTTCGGATTCTTCACGATCAACCACACCGCAAACGCAATCGTGATGATGTTCGACTTGATGTGACCGCGCGGAAGTAAGAAAAGCTTCTTCAGCTTCGACCACTTCATCAGCGATTGCGCGCGCTTCCGGTGGTAAGGCTCGTACACAACCGGGTTCTTCAATATCTCCGTAAGGAAATACCAGAAGTCTTCTTTCCCGCGCTCGCGCTTCGCCTCATGGGTCAACACCGCAAACTTCGACCGCGAACGCTCCGCCATCAGCTTCCGCCCAGCCGGACCCAACTCCTCCAATTTCCGAAGCGCCGCACCCATTAGCCAATCACCGCTACGCGAATCGCGCTACGCCACGCTTCCCAATCCCAATAACCTAGGCGCCAACGCCAAACGAAGCCGCGCGTAAAGGCCCACCACAAGTGCGATGCTTTATTTGCAAAACCTAGCTCGCGAAACCGCGGCCACGGTGGGTTATCCGCGGACCCAGCCGGCCGAGTCGCACGGCACCGCACGGGGTTATGAATCCCACGCCGCATACTCGCACTGGAATCCGCGTGTTCGTGTGCATCCTGACACAGAAAATGGTGGCGGGCGTGGGAATCGAACCCAAGTACCCGGCGTATGAAGCCGAGCGTGGAACCAACCACATCACCCGCTATCTTCCTCGTTCCTAAGCTCCAGCTTGGGAACGCACTCTTGAAAAGCTCCGCTTTGGTCTTCTCTTCCCGCTCCCTCACTCCGCCCACCCAAAAGGCTTCTCAACCTTTCCCTTCTTCTTCGCCGGCGCGGGAGCCGCCGCGGGTGGACGATATAGCTCGATCTCTTCGATCGCCGTAAGCAAGCGCCGCAACTGCGGAATGCTCATCTCGCCGACCTCGAGTCCGGCAGCGCCCGCCTCTTCGCGCACGCGCCGCCAATCGAAAACGCCCAGCGATCGCGCGCGAAGCGCAAAATAAACATCGCGCCGCAACTCTTCCGTCGCCAAACGTCCAAGCTCGTCGTTGTTCAAAAAACCGGCGTACTTCGCGCCCTTGTCTACAACGCCCGCGCTCATTGCACCGTACTCGTCGTAAAGTGACCCTGCCCAGGCGCGCCCGCCAAAATCAGATCCGCCTCGCGCATCGCCTCGTCAAGGTCTGTCATCACTACCGCGTTGTCGGGGCGAATCTTGATACCATCCATCTGAATCACGCGATCAAGCAGACTCTCGTACACCTTCGCGTCTTTGCACGCGCGGAACATCGCCCGCGTCTTCCGCTTCACTTCATCCAGCGTCACTGGACGTTCGTCGCCCTCGCATTCCGCCCGCTCTTTGAAGTGGTCCACCAAAGCCTTCACGCCCGCCTGGTTCGCCCCGCGGCTCGCGCGCTTCTTCCGCGTCTCGTCAGCAAGGTCCGGCCAAAGCATCCGCCCCGCCGTTGCCGCAACCCCGTTCGAAACGTACAACGCCTTCGCAAGCTCGATGTTCTCAGGCGACAGATCAGCCACCAGCGCGCAATACGTCGAATCGTTCTCGAAATCCACGCCCGGCATGAAATTCGGCACTGGCTGATATTCCGCCGGCGGAGGACCCGCTATGAGGGGGCTGTTAGTAGTGTCTGACATAGCGGCGTACAAACACCTTTGGTTGCTTAGATGCAAAGAACCGGCCTTGCGCATCACGAGGCTGCTCATGACGCCAACGCTCAACTATGACTTCCGTACGCGCAGGATTCAGCCGCCCGCGAGCGCGCAAACTCTTGCGGCAGCGAGGGCACGTAACTTCATCTGGATTGCCAACACATTCTGTGCCGCGCAGGGTTCGCGGTTTTGTGTAGCACATCGGCATGAGAAAGCCGGGGCGGGTGGTATTAACCCCGAAATGGATTATTTTTTGCATCGCTGGCTCCGGGCTTTGTCCGGCGGGTATGCCGACCCGGAGCGATGCGCTTCACTACGGGCCGACATACCCCGTGGTATCTACGGCCCGATACAAATACAAGATTCTATGTAATCTGTCAATGCTTTATGATATTGACAATCACAATATATTGCGAAGTGGTTGAAAACAAACACCAGATAGGAGGGGAAAACCCCTGAAAGGCAAGACCAACTATGCGGAAAATCCGTTCGCCCGAGTAACTTATGCCGTTTCCATGTCCCTCCGGGACACCATCGCATCCACCGCTGCAACCATCTGAATCGGCACTATCGCCATGGCGCAAAGCCTACATCGCCCCGCATTTACACAATTTGTTACACGTGGAACATCCCGCTCCCAAGCTCCCACAGAACCCGGCAAATCCTCTGTCCCAGGCGTATACCCAAGCCACCAGCCCGGACCATACCCCCAAGAATCCAACGCCGTCCACCCTCGAAACCAATCCTCAAACTCCGAAAGGCGCTCCACGGGAGGGCGCGCGTCCCCGCGCGCTGTCTTCTCCAAGGACTCCATCGCCGCAACGGAAAGGCACGCGTCCCCGCGCGCTGTATTTGTCCACCCCAGCGGCAAACCCAAAAGCAACTCCAGCCAATCCGGATTCAACCGATAACCCGCAAAATTCGCCGCCGCCGTCTCGATCTGCCCCTGCTCGAAGAACAACGCCTGGGTTCCCCTGGGACGCTTCTGTCCCGCATCCGAAGGCAACCGCTTCAGGAACGCCGCCGCCAGCAAAGACAACCCACGCTTGCCGTCCGGAACGCTCAAACCCTGCCGAATACCCGCCGGCGTTACCGTCGGGAAACGCCGAATCTCGCTGTGTCCCCCGGACTCCGCACCCAAAGGCAAACCCTCGCCCTTGCCGCGAACCCACTCCCTACGCGGCCACGTCTGACCCAGCAGACCCATCAGCCGCGCGGACCCCAATAACCCATGACCGTAACCCCGTTTGTGGGGAGCCACAGGCCGCCGCCGGTACGCAATCCCCCTCCGAATCGAAACCGAGATCGGCCAACCGTCCGCAGGCGAGTTCCCGCCATCCGCCGTCCTCGTCCCCCTCCAACACGACGATTCCCGGTCCCACTGCGCAAATCGCGTCGAAGATGTCGGCTCCGCGCTCCTCCAGCCCATCGCCGCCAAAACCGCAGGCCACAACGGCCAGCTGCTTACCCAATCGCGCAAACTCGCCCGCGAATCCCCCTCGAACAAACTCCCCAACAGAACCACAAAACACCCACGCATCGGCGAGACAACCATCCCGGACACGCCCCTCGACAACCGCCGCGCTCTCGGCGTCGTCCTCGACGCACCCGACGACACGCCATCCGAGCAGCGCGCAGGCAAGCGCGGCGGACCCTGCTGTCGAACCGAGACACAACGCATAGACTTCCCCCTTCATGCCCCAAGCATACTGCGCCAAATCCAAAATGTCAACCCTTTTGCACATCGCCTTGGGTACGCCGCTTGCTCTTCAGAGAAAAGAAAAAAAAGCCTATGTCTTCACCTAATACCCCACCTATTGTGCTTTCAGGCACATAGGTGGGTAAGCTCCAGACTACACAAAAGCAATATGATCTTCGTAGTCTAACCTCATCCTCTATACCCTAAAGCAATCCAGTTAACGTCTAATTGCTAATCCAAGTCCTAGGTATAAGACTTCCCTAAAGTATTCTTCAGTAAATCTATATTATCCTAAAGTCTTCTCTTAAAAAACGCAAAAACCGTGCCAACAGCCCAAAAACACCCTCCCCGTGGCGCTTCGCGCCCTCCGCGGCGGACCGGTGGCCGGGGTTCCGCGCACAATTTTTTTCGCCGCCGCGTGGGGCCCGCACGCGAAAGTTTTGCCCGCGCCAGGCAAGCGCCCGCATCGCCGTGGCCCGCCGTGGCGGGGGTTCGCGCGCAAAAAGTTTGCATAGTTCCGCGCAGCGCAAACGCGACACGGCTTTGAAAAACGAGACCCGCTCCACCCTATCAGTGACCAAAAGGGGATGCCCCCAACTGATTCCACGCGATACAATCAGCGCCGCGTGTCCCGCCAGAAAACTGCGCGATACCCGCCGAACTAGGTAACCCCCCTCCCCGGTGCCCTCGTTCGGGTGTTGTGGGGGGGGTATATCAATGCCAATCACGCAATCCCGCGCCCGCTCAACCCGCCCCCCAATCAAAACAAGACGGGCGCGCGCTACCGCGCCGCGCCCAACCTGTCCCCCGCGCAAACCAAAAACAACCCCCTCTTCCGGGACCGTTTACCCGCTATTCCAAACCTTTTCCGGGTCTATTCCTTCCAACGGTTCGGCGGGTATACCCCTGTTTGCCAGCTCTTTCCCCGCAATTCCATACCTATTTACCGCTTAAAATTCCATGCGCTAAACCCCGCGCCCGCTCGCCAAAATAAACCCCTTGACATTCTCTGATTCTATCGCCTATAATCATACCAGACCACGCGGGCAACCGCGACAACCTACAAAGGATCGAAACATGAAACCACTCTACGAAACCTACCGCCCGGCAACTTGGAACGATGTATCAGGACAGGACAAAGCAATCCGGCAATTGCGCGCAATTCAATCCCGCTCGGGATTCGGCGGGCGCGCGTTCTGGTTCACTGGACTGTCTGGCACTGGCAAGACAACGCTCGCCCGTATCGTTGCTAGTGAAATTGCCGATACTGATTACATCCAAGAAATTGACGCCGAAACCCTTACCCCTACGCGCATTGTAGAAATAGAGTATGAGTCCCAATACTTCGCATTCGGCAAAGGCGGGCGCGCAATCATCGTAAACGAATCCCATGGACTCCGTAAGGCAAGCGTTCGCCAATTGCTAGTCACGCTCGAACGCATCCCCGCTCATGTTTGTTGGATATTCACCACAACGATCGAGGGACAGGATACCTTTGAAGATTGCGAGGATTCCGGCCCGCTTATGTCCCGCTGCTTGCCGGTTCATTTGGCCCGCCGTGACTTGGCGAAAGCGTTCGCCGAACGCGCCCGCGTGATTGCGCAGTCCGAAGGTTTAGACGGTCAACCGATAGAGAAATACGTCAAGCTCGCCTATGACTGCAAGCTCAACTTCCGCGCCATGCTTCAATCGATCGAATCGGGAACCATGATTCAATAACTGAAACGCGCAGACCACACAACGCGGGGAATGTTCCCCGCGTTGTGGCGCAAACCCTACAAAGGATCAAGCCATGAAATACTACGGCAAAGCACAAGAAACCGCTCAAATGATTCTAAATGCATTCGAGCAACCCCAAACCTTGCCGGGCGCAATCGCCCCCATGTTTCTCAAAAACGAAAACGGAACCCCATGCCGCAAGTGGTCATGGAGCAATCAACTGCTAGTAGCCCTTGCCGGCACGATGGATGCTCGCGGCATTCGCCAATGGAACGAATGCGGGCGCAGAGTCAAAGCGGGCGCGCGCGCGTTCCAAATTCTCGTTCCTGTCACGATAAAAAAGGCAGAGAATAGCACCGAAACAAGCCCGGAAGTAGACCAGAAAGACAGGGTAGCGGTTATCGGATTCAAGGCCGCGCCCGTGTTTCGCATGGAAGACACGCACGGCGCGCCGCTCGATTACGCCGATCAGAATCAAGCGTTTCTCGACGCACTACCGCTCGCCGAAGTCGCGAAGTCTTGGGGAATCACGGTCAACTCGTTCAGCGGCGAGAAAGCCAACTGCTACGGACTCTTTTCCGCAAACGGTTCAATTGCTCTTGGCGTTAGCAACCTTTCGACGTGGTGTCACGAATTGATTCATGCCGCCGATCACAAGCTCGTAGGACTCAAAGGCGGCCAACGTCTCGATCAGGAAATCGTTGCCGAATTCGGCGGGGCAATCATGCTTAAAATGCTCGGACATGACCACGATTCGGATCTCGGCGGATGCTATTCCTACTGCAAATCCTACGCCGACAAAGAAGGCAAAGCACTCGTTTCCGTCTGTATCGAATTACTGAACCGCACTTGCAACGCCGTCGCGCTCGTCATGGAACACGCCCGCGAAACAAGCGCCCCCGCTGTATAGCGAACTAGACCAAACCCGGCGCGCAAGGTGCGCGCCGGGAAACCCTACAAAGGAATCGAACAATGACCGAAACCCAAGCCAACCAACTGGAACACGACCACAACCTAGCGCCGGAGTATAACCCCGGCCATCCATGGTATTACCTCGACGGATGGGAACCGCTTGCGGTTGACGCCATCGAACCCGCGCGCTGTGACTACTCCCGCGATTGCAAAGTCAAAGACAGGGAAGCGGCAATTGTCGAAGCCACTCGCGACCTTGAAAACGATATCGAACGCTACCTCTCGATTGTCGAAAACGGCGCAGACGCCCTTAGCAACTACGATGTACAATACGCCGCAAACGGAGACCCCGAACTGGCGGTTGCCACCGCCCTCGCACTCAAGCACAACCACATTGCCTACAACAAAGGCTTACTAGTCGCGCTCGAAACCGGGCGCGTCAATCAAATGCTGCTCTTCTAACCAAACAAAAAAGCGCCCGCGGTTGCCGACCAAAGCAACCGCGGGCAAATCCCTACAAGGATACGCCCTTTCGGGCGCAGTTGATTCTATCTGAAACAAGGCGATAAAATCAACGGAAAAGGAGATCAACAATGTCAAGAGGCGGATACCGTGAAGGCGCCGGGCGCAAATCCCGCATCGGAAAGCAGCTCGTAACAAAGCGCAGCATAACCCTCCCCCCCGAATGGTGGGACTACGCCCTCGCCGAACACGTCGGCAACGGCAACGCTTCCGCCGGCGTGCTCGCCGCACTCAAACAACACGCCAACCAAACCGGAAAGAAACGCAAGGCAAAGACAGGGTAGCCCAAAAAAATCATGCGCCGAACCCCGGCGCAACCGCCCCCGGCTATTCCGTTACACGCGCGATAGGAAGAATTCCCTCGTCCAGGATGCCTTTATAACCCGCAATCACACCGTTGCCGACCTGCCCCATCGTCAGAATAATATCCCCGTTTCCATCGAACATCGTCAAATACGGTTCACCATTCGTTATTCCAAACACGCCGCGCACCTTCCCGTTGCCATCCTCAAGCCAAAACCCTTCACCGCGGAATATCCTCGCTTCCGCTTGCGCCGGACTCGAAAGCGAACTCCCAGTCACGCACCCCATCGCAAACACGCACGCACACGCAATAAACCCCTTCCAGAACTGCATCGCTCAACCCTCCGGCCGTAATCGGCTCCCACACTCGCCGCAGTACTTCTTGCCGACTCGCGTCTCAATCTCACCGCACTCCGGGCACGCAACACCTATCCCGGCGCCGCACCAGCAACACCACAAGGGTTGCACGCCACCCTTCCCATTTGGACCAGGCGTCATCTCGTGGCAGCTCGGGCATTCATAGTCGGCTCGCAGCAATAGCACGGTGGGCACGTAAACACTACCCCTCTCCCTCGCCTTTTTTTCCAACTGCTCACGACCGGTTTCCGCCTCCCACTTCTTAATTTGCTCTTGAAACACGGCCATGGTGTTCGGCTGCGGCTCCACCCTGCCCAACTCAAAGTTGGTCACAGTTCCCCCACTCAACCCCATAACGGCCGCCGCCTCCTTCTGAGTCAACCCCAAAAGCTCGCGAATGACCTTGAAACTGGCCCGCATCCGATCGTACTCATCCTGCCAACTCGCCGTATTCATTCCCGTACTCTAACACACAAAACCTATCAAGGCAACACAAATGCTTGATACATAATAGGTTATAAATAATTGCCATAAATAGCCCACAGCATATAGCGGTATTGACAATCACAATATATTGTGCTACGGTATTTAGTATTAGGTTCACGGAGCAATGTGATGACTCAGAATCCAAGCAGCGATATTCACACCCTGCGCAAGCAAATAGGCACTACCATCTGCCAGGCTCGCCGCGCAAAAGCCATGTCCCAGCGCACCCTCTCGACTGCCGCACGCATACACCAGTGCGATCTCTCTCAAATCGAAAACGGCGAAACCTCCCTCGGCCCACACCGCGCCAAACGCATCGCAGAGGCCCTGAACATAGACCCCGACACCATCAACATCAGAAAACTCGCCCCTCAATCCGCCGCGGCTACTGCCCAGCCGATCACCCCGGCGGTTCAGCCGGCCAGCGCGCACTCCCCTCGCCTGGCCGGCCTCCCGAAAACCCAATCCCCCGATAACGCGCCCACAAAATAACAGGCTGCGAACGGGGAACACATAGCCAATGGCAACCCAAAAACGCCATGAAAACCAACAAAACCCACCACTCCCACGAGACAACGACGCGGAGCGCGCCGTGCTAGGCGCATGCCTCCTAAATCCCAACGTCGTAGCTGCCCTCCGCGTCGAGCTGCAGCCCTACGACTTCGCCTCTCGCGCCCACGAAGAAATCTACCGCGCCATGACCGAACTGAACGACCTCGACACACCCGTCGATGCCGTCACCCTCATGTCCCGTCTCGACTCGAAGTCTCTACTCGAAGAAATCGGCGGACCCTCCTACATCGCAGACCTCGCCGGCATAGTCCCCACATCAGCAAACGCAGAACACTACGCCCGCATCGTCCGCGATCGCGCAGACCGCCGCCGCATCATCATGCAAGCGCAGACCACGTTAAACCGCGCGATAACAGACGAAGTACCCGCGCGCGAATTACTCGCAGACCTCCAAACCGCGCTAGACAACATCGCGTTCAGACATCGCAACCGCGCAATTCAATCCGCATCCGAACTCTTCCCCGTCTACGAAAAAATGTTCCAGGACGAGCTGAACGGCGTTGCCCCCATCGGCCTCCGCACCGGCATAGTCTCGCTCGATCGATGGATCCCAACAGGCTTCCAAAAAGACATGACGATCACCATCGGCGCCCGCAGCTCAGACGGCAAATCAACATTCGTCCACAACCTACTCGTAAACATCGGCCTCGAACACGGCCCCGGCCTGCTCTGCTCGATCGAAGAAGACGCACCCCGCGTGCTCAAGCGTATTCACAAGATTCTCGCACCCAACAAAGAATTCATGGACTCGTTCGACAGTCGCGACACCAAAGCCCGCGACATCATCCTCACCAAAACCCTCGGACGCCTCCGCCAACTCCCGATCTACATCGAACACGGCACGCCCTACATCGAAGACCTCCGCTTCAAAATAAAAGCCCACTTTCAAAGACACCCCGAAACAAAGTTCGTCGCCTTCGATTACTTCCAGCTCATCCGCGTACGCGACCAACGCCTCCTCGGGCGCGATCGGTTCGACTACATCCTCGACGAAATCGGCGAGATAAAACGCTACATCCAAGCCCCCGTATTCATCCTCTCCCAATTTCGCAAAGAACAAATCGATCCAAAGAAAGGCCCAAACCTTTCCCTCCTGAAAGAAACCGGACGCATCGAAAACGACTCCGACATCATCTTCCTGCTCTTCGATTCAAACCGTGGCGACGACACAAACAACGCCGACCAAAAATCATTCAAGCCTGTAACTGAGTTACATGTGGACATAGCCAAAAATCGCGACTTCCGCCCAATGAAAATGCGCCTCATGTGGCACAAGCCCCAGTATCTGATCCTCTCCCCAGGCCAAGCCCGAAACGACGCATTCACAAACGACCAGGCAACCCTCTCCTTCGAGCAACCAACCCCACGTCAACCCGGCGAAGACGCCGAACAAAGAACCCCCGACGAAGAAGCGGCACGCCTCAAAGCCCTAAACACCATCGAAGAACCACCCTTCTAACCGACCAAAGGAGACACTGATGATCACCCTCAAACGCCCCGAACTACTCCAAACCGCGACACTAACCCAAGGCAGCCACAAAGCCGGGGAAGGCACCTGCGCCCGCGAACTCCTGCACCTCGCCGTCACAGGTAAGCACGCAGACGCCACGCCCGACTGTCTCACCGCCTGCCTCGCCATCCTGCCAACGCTCAACGATGGCCCCTGGCGCGACGATGCGCACCGCACGCAAACGCTCCTGCCCTACTTGCCGAAACTTGCACAACTCGAACGCGACGAAACCAAAGACCAGCAACGCGCCTATCGCCTCGCCGATATCGCCTGCCGAGTAATCCTCCCCGAAACACTCGACACGATCGGACTCTCGGACCACGCAAAAAAATTACGCGATCTAACCCCTATCAACGACGCCAGGGCCGCCGCCGATGCCGCCGATGCCGCCGATGCCGCCGATGCCGCCGCCTGGGCCACCGCCAGTGCCGCCTGGGCCACCGCCAGGGCCGCCAGGGCCGCCGCCAGTGCCGCCAGGGCCGCCGCAATCGAACGCTACTCAATCACCCTGCTCGACGCCCTCTGCAACGAATAATTAATCACACCCAAGGATCCCACCATGGAAACCCCAAAAATCACAAACGCCGATCCCCTCGCCGACCTCGCTCTCATGCAATCCATCGGCTGGCAAAAAGTCTACGTCACCACAGCCAAGCGCCCGCCCAAAACCGTGATCATGTGGCTCACGCCCGACGGTCTCGCCTGCTACCCAACGCCACAGGCACGCAAAGTCTGGCGCGCATCAACCGAAACCCCCGCACAGGGAAACGCCTAACCATGCGCCACCCAAAACAATCCCCCCAGATCGAACACGCAAAATCATTCTGGGCGATCGAAATAAAACGCGACCGTTCCGACCAATGGCGCCTTTTCCCTCAAGACATCAAGCTGCAAGACCCCGTAGCCGAAGCCGCCATGTCCGATCGCCTCGCGTGGATAGCCTCACACAGAAAACGCGCACGCCAACGCGCACGCGACCTCCGCAAAGTCGCCACCTACTACGCCGTCCGCGTAATCAAACTCCAACGCTTCACCCGCCCATAAGGAACCCGCGCATGACAACCACCTACGACATCGCTCCAATGCCGGACGAATCCCGCGTGGTCATTACGTTCAAGGGCAAATCGATCGGCTGGCTGCCCGTCAAAGAAATCACAATCGCCAACGTCATAAAACTCTGCGCTGCCAACGGCCACAGTCTCACATTCTCGCAAGCCGCTTTCCTCTGCCGGTCCGTGCTCGACGCACACGCAACCGGCGCGCTCCAATTTAAGCAAACACCCATCGCCACCGAGCAGGCCATGTCGATGGAAGGCGCACAGGACATAAGCGCCCAGCTCGAGGCAATACGCGAGGCCCTCGCCGGCGACCCGCGCATCAACGCCATCGCCTACACAAAGAAGCAAGTCGCCACAGCCCTCAACGTCTCCGAACGGACCATCGACCGATGGTCCGCCGATAAACACGACCCGCTCCCCCGCATCCGCAACGGCCATAAATTCCTATACCGCCGCGAAGCCCTGATCGACTGGCTCAAACGACACGAATCACCTACGAAATCATCGCGTTAATTCAAAAAGGGAATCAGAAAATGTACGAACCAATATCGCCCCTCAACGGCGCCAGACTCTCCGAACTCACCGGCGACAACCCCGATTACGATCATCTCGACGCCTGGCTCGCCCATCTCCACGGCTACCAACACATCCAGTTCGGGCCCTACACCTCCACCCACGGCATGAAAAAAGACGGCTGGTCCGCAATGCACCGCACCCAAGTGCGCCGCGTAGCCGTCCTCAATTACACCCGCGACTGGAACCACCTCATGCAGCTCCTGCTCGAAGCGCACACCCGCCTCCTCGCCGAAGGCTGCATCATGGACATCATCGACAACATCGCGCCTGGCGACAGACTGCTCTTGCGCCCATGCGGCCGCTTCGCCCTCGAAGGACCAGACCTCCTCAACCGCTGGCAGGCAAACTGGTACGACCCCGTCGACGACGCCGGCGACAACGACAACGAACCCAGCACCGTCCGCATATCGCAAGTCCACGTCGAGCCGGCCATCGCCATCGCAATGGCCATCATCGTTGCCCTCGAAGGTCAACGCACCGCACTAAAGGAACCGTCGACAGACCTGAAGAGATTTTTACCAAACCAAGGGGGACTGTCACCGAGCGAAGCGAAGGTGGCTGTCCCCTCCCCGGAAGGAATCTCCTAATGCAGCGCACGACCATTGAGTGGGCGACCCACAGCTCGAACCCGATCTACGCCGTAGACCTCCGCAACAACAAACGCGGCCACTACTGCACCAAGGTCAGCCGAGGCTGCAAGCATTGCTACGCCGAGACCCTCAACCACAAATGGGGTAATCAACTCGACTACACCCACGAAAACGCAAAGCACATCCAGTTCTTTGTCGATCACGGCCGTCTCAACAAAATAAAAAACTTCACGCGCCCGGCCCGCGTCTTCCTGCAAGACATGTCGGATCTCTTTCACCCGTCCGTACCCGATCGCCTCATCATCCAGGTGCTCGCAGCCTCACTCCAGGCAAAACCATTCGTCCACTCGCTCCTGCTCACAAAGCAAATCGAACGCGCATGCAAACTCCTCACAGACCCAACCTTCATCACGCGCGTCTACGAAGAAATCTACGGCCTCGACACCGCCGACTTCCTCGAATCCGCGCGATTCGCCCAGGCTCACATCTGGCCACCCAAAAACATCCACATCGGCACATCCATCGAAGACCAACGCTCCCTCCACGATCGCGGCAAATGGCTCTCACTCCTAACCCTCTGCGGATGGACCACCTTCTACTCACTCGAACCCATGATCGCACCGGTCGACTTTGAAAACGTCCACGCCGAACCCGTCTCGATCCCCATCAACATAAGAAATATCAATTGGTACGGCGCCGTCAAACCTTGGGGGGCGGTAATGCGCTCCAACCACAGTGACGATCACTACATATTCAAAACATTCCCAAGCACCAGCGGAATCAAAACGCGCAACTACCTGCGCGATGCAAACGACGCCCCCCTCGTCCACGGCGTCATTGTCGGCGGCGAATCCGGACAAGGCGCAGTCCCGCTTCACCCCGAGCTGCCCCGCACCATCCGCGACGTCACAACCAAATACCGCATGCCCTTCATGTTCAAACAATGGGGCGCATGGATCCCGATAGAAAACACCACAAGCCCAACCGGCCTCCACGGCGAACTGCCCGAAGGCATCTGCGAACCCTCGCAGAAATTCCCAAACAAAAACACGCAACCCGACACAGACCCATACCGCTACGTCTGCATCGGCAAAAACCAAGCCGGGAACATCCTCGACCGCCGACAGCACCTGCATATTCCAAACCGCGAATGCGCCCTAATCACACAAGACCAATGGCTCCAAACCGCAAAGGAAAACGCCGCATGAAATCGCCACTCTACTTAAACCATCTCGAATTCACTATCGAAGAATACGACGCCGCCAAAACCGACCCCACACTCACTTGCAGAGACACCGTGATACAGCTCGCAAGCAGCATCACCCGCGAACAGCAATTCTCCCTGCTTTGGTGGTTCATCATCCGCTCACTCATGATCTCCTACCCCACCGCAATCCACACCAAGACCCAGCACCCGGCAATGGAGACGCAACCCGTATTCGAATACATCGCCTTCAGCATCTGCGACATCCTCCACAACAATCCTTGGCTAACCGCCGTCGAAAATTTCTCCTTTTACATGCAAGACCAATACTGGCACCACGCACTAAAAGAATCCCCAGGCGACAAGCTCTACCAAATGGAAGTCCTCTGCGATGGCGAATGGGGAACCTTCTTCCGCAACGGGCTCCCGCTCGTCAACTACAACCTCGACTACGCCCAGCGATACGCAAACATCATCCACGATCACGACGCCATCAACAACGCACAACCCTCGCCCATACGCTTCGCCGAATACATCCGCGCCTCCGAAATAGATCTCGACACAATACTCAACCGCAAACTACCCGCATTCCCAAAAGACTAAGGAGGGCGGGTTTCCAACCCCCAACAACTTAAAAGGAGCCACCCAATGCCAATACAACCCGAACCCACAACCCAAATCATCGCCATGATCATCATCGCCGCCGGCGTCGTAATCATGCTCTACACCATATACAAAATCTTCCCCCTCCAATCCCCCGAAGAGCAAGCCATCGAACGCGCACCCTTCGACGCCTACTGCACCTTCCTCGAGCTCGCCGAACGCCTAGACCAAATCTCCGAAACCGCAAGACTCAAAGCCACCAACCTCCGCGCCATCGCCGACAGAATCCAGCGCGACCACCATCGTTCAACAAAAGCAATCGACCGAGGCCCCCAACTCCGCGCCCGGCTCGGCGATCAAAAAACAGTCTGCGCACAAAACACACCAACAGACCGAGAAATAGCCTGCACACACTGCAAAAAACCAATCCCATTCGGCTCCTTTGTCTACATGGATCCAAACGACCCCTACTCCGGCAAACGCTACTGCGCCCAATGCCGCCAAAACGGAGGGCGGGTTTCCAACCCGCCAACAACTTAAACCCAAAGCCCACGCGTAGAAACACAGGAGCCACCAATGACACGCGAAGAACTCGAACAAAAACTGCCCGCCGGCATCTACATGATCCTCGACGAAAAATTTCTCGACATGAACTCCGGCCGAACAATGAAGCTCGCAGAATTCGGCGGAGAAATCTGGCTATGCGCACAAAACCCGGACGGCGTCAACTGGCACACACTACGCAAAGCAACAATCGAAGACGCAATCGCAATCAAACGCTCACAAGAGAAACAAAAAGCATTACCCGACTTCTTAACCTCTTAAAATCCGGTCCTCCTCCGCGCAATCTATAACCAAAAACTCTTAGGAACTTCCAACAATGCTAGACCCAAACGCCACCCTCAAACTCTTCGACAAACACGATCACTACATCAACGTACTCCGCACCACCAACGCCACCCTCATGCACCAAAACGCCCAACTCACCGAAGAAAACGAAACATACAAACGCAAATCCGCCGCCTACGACCACGCCCTAGACCGCAGCCTCGCACAGTGCGAAACGATCTACAGCCTTCACAAACAAGTCTTCCTCCAATCCGGCCGCATCAAACACGTCGAACGCGAAAACGCCGCCTGCATGGCCCTCATGACCAAAGTGGTCGAAGCCTCCAAAACCCACTCATACCTTGTCGACCTGGAGAAAGACCTAATCCAACAAATGCGCGCCCGAATCGAAGCCGCAAAATTCATCGAACAAAACAACCCTATCAACACCAAAGCCATCACCGAATGCACCGCGCAAATCGAAGCCGCCATCGCGCACCTCCAAGAACAAGCCCGAGAATTACAAGCAGCCTCGCTAATCACCAAAGACCACCAAGATGCCGAAGACCTCAACCGCATCGCCGGCTACAACAGCCTCGCAGCCCAAGCCCTCCGCGAACTCCTAAACCAAACCAACAACGCGCCAGGCACCAACGCCGGCGCAAAAACAAAGGAGACCGATCCAATGCACGAACCAGACGCCCAAACCATCGGCGCACCCGAAACCGAACAACCAAAAGAGGACACCCCGCTGCAACAAGAACAATACCGCAACGTCCTCGGATCCGGCGTGCAAGCATTTCCCCCGCCAATACCGAATCTGACCCAACAAATCGCCGACATCAAAGCAGCCATAACTGCCAACTTCGGCGAGAAACGCATCGAGGTCAAGTACGACATCCACCACTACCAAACCTCCGCTGCGTTCACAATCCACTAACCGCCACACCAACCAAAACAAAACGCCGGCGAGAGCAAAAGCTCTCGCCGGCAAACGGAGGGCGGGTTTCCCAACCCGCCAAAACTTAAACCCAAATCATCCAGGAGCGCCAACCATGAGCCTAATCTGCCCAAACTGCGGAGACTACATGGAACCCCTCCTCGACGGACCCGACGAAACAGGAATCTACTTCTGCGACACCTGCGACATCGAATGCGACACCGCCACGATCGACGACGACATCGACTAGAAAGAAAAAACCATGATCCACTTCACCAACGGCCCCGCGGCCAACCAAACCCTCGTACTCAAACGCGCCCCGATATTCCTACGCGTAACCATAGATCCAAAAAACCAAATCGACGCCCTCGACCAGCTCACCGACGAACCACGCCCCGACGAAAAACTCTACGCATACCGCCGCCAACAAAAACCACTACTCGCCCACATCAAAATGACCCCAAAAAAACGAAGCGGATTCTACCTCGTAGCAAACTACGAACTAGAACCCGTCCAACCCTCAGACCAAACAATGCGCGACACCACCGCCTGGCAACAATGGTGCCAAGAACGCAACCGCATCAAACGCAAAGAAAACAACGAAACAATCCCACCACCCTAAACAACAATTAAAACTCGTTCCCAAGCTCCCGCTTGGGAACGCACTCTTGAAAAGCTCCGCTTTGATCCCCTATTAAAAATCTGCGGAGAAAAATCTGAATCACCCAATCTCCCCAATCACCTCCACCGCCCGCGCCCGATCAACCTCCGCATACACCTGCGTAACATCCGCCCGCGCATGCCCAAGAATCACCTGCGCCGCCTCCAGCCCATACAACTTCCGAATCTCCGTCCCCGCGTTATGCCGCAACTGATTCGGATTCCACACCGCAACCCCATGATCCAAACACAACCGCGCAAGCGCACGACGATACGACGCCACCGAATACCGATCCCCCGGACGCCGGCTCTTAATCTCGCCACCCTGCCGCCGCGCATAATTCAACCGATCCCGTTCCCGCCGGCGAAGCCTCTCCGCCTCACCACCATCCTCACACACCAACGCACCAATCCGCTCCTCCTCAGCCTCGCGCGGCGAAAACAAAAACGCATCCACCGGCCGATCCAAAAACGGCCGCACAACCTCCTGCGCCCGCGGCCCAAAATAAATCTCCCGACGAAACCCACGATACTGCGACTTAAACCGCGACGGCGCCGCAATCCAAACCCGCCCCGAACAATCAAAATCACACGGACGCAAAATCACCACCTCGCCCGGCCGCGCCGCCGTAAGCAACCCCACCATGACCATTGCGCCTAGAATCCGCGGACACACCGCCAAGACCGCTTTCAAGTCCTCATCCGGCACCGGCGCTACGGCCGTTGAATCCCGCGCATCCGAACGACCCCGACGCAACCCACGCACCGCACGAAGCCCCTCGATCACCGACGCCGGCACAAGCTCGTTTTCCACGCCCCACCCAAAACAACGCTTCACCCGCCCACACTGCTTATTAACCGTCGAACGCACCCATCCCAGACCAATCATCCTATCCCGCACCCGTTTCAACGCCACAGGCCCAAATCCGGCCGCCAGCGAGTCCCCAAAAACCTCCTTCAAAGGCACAACCGCCGCCCGACAAGCCGCCAACTCACCAGTAGCCACCCCATCATCATCCCGATAATACGACTCACACCAAACCAACCACCGATCCACCAAATCCCCGACTGTCAATAGTAAGCCGTCGCCACTCCCCTCCTCGTTCCCAAGCCCCGCCACCTCGTTCCCAAGTTGCCTCCCCACCTCGTTCCCAAGTTGTACTTGGGAACGCACTTGTCCCCGAAGCTCCGCTTCAATCCCCAGCTCAGGAATAGCCTCCCCCCGCTCGAACCGCCGCAAATAATCCTGCGCAACCCGCTTCGACGCCGTCCTGCAGCTCTTCCAAACCCGCGCCCCATTCCGCCGCCCACCCAAATACAACGTACCCTTGCGAAGATAAAGATAAGCCATAGCAACCGACCCCATGTTTTGCAAAAACACTAGTCAATCACTAGTCACCAAATCAACAAAAACAAAAAACAGGCCGCTATACATACACCTAACGACCTGCTACAATTTAACTTATATATGGCGCGCCCGATACGATTTGAACGTACGACCCCTTGCTCCGGAGTAAACTCACACCGCACCGCCAATACGCCACAAAACCCGTCAAACCACAGCCAATAGACCACTTCCAACAAAACCCACTTCGACTAATACCCGCGCCGAATTGACTCTATCGCTGCAAGATTACTAGTCACTTGCTAGTCACCCATCCCCCGGCCCAATCACCTCCCAATTCTCGCTCCCCTTCGCCTTCCGATAAAATACGATCGTACCGCCCGTGGCGCTCACCTTCAAACCATTCTCCTTCACCTGCCCCCAATGCTTCCGCAAGTTCGTAACCACACGCCAGGCGCCAACTACAAACGCAATCAAGACGCCCAGCGAAGCCCACGCAACGTTGATCTGGTCCATGGCCATCATCAACGTGTCATGGTCGACCGATATCGCCACACCGCCAAGACCGCTCGCGATTCCAAGCAGCACCTTCAAAAACGACACCACGCCCTTTTTCCCAGCCTTCGAAATCAACACAGGCTGCCCGTTGATAAACTCCGTTGCCGGCGCATCCATCGCTTCCTCAAGCTTGTTGCCAATCCGCTCACCCGCTTTCGTCAGCGCCCTGTCCTTCAGCGACGGTTTCGGCGGCGAATCCGGAATCGAATCGACCCGCCTATCCACAGCGCCGCTCTCCGTGGCCAGCCCAGCGGCCCCCGCTTCACGTGGGGCCCAGTCGAACGAGGATCCGTCTTCCCGTCCGTCGGTTCTCGTTCCTGCTGGTTCAAGGCGCCCTCCAGCACGTCCGCCGTTGGAGCGCGTCCGCGTTTTCCAAATTCGCTTGCCATGGCTTTCTCCCGGCATCGCTACGCCACTCCTTCCAGTGCCTCGCCCAGCTCGTCAGCCCACTCCTGCAGCAGCTTCGCCGTCTCCGCGAATTTCTCGCGCAACGCCCGCGCATCTTCCATCGCGATCATCACACCCTGCTCCGCTTCAGGCTCCGGAATCGGTATGCCCGCCGGCCAGCGGAAACACAACACGCGATCTTTCTCGTAAGGTGCAACGCAAACCTTGTTGCTCTGATTCCCGCCACGGCCATAGATGTGTGTCTCATCCTCGCGCTCATACAAATGCACATGACCCGAACCGCTGTTCGGATTCCCACGCCAATACACAACCACGCAACCCGGAATCGGCGAATGCAACGGCACGCCCCACGTCTCAAACGATCGCGCGCGCGCGCTATTCGTCCCCTTGATTCCAGCCTCTTCAAACCACGCATTCACGCACTTCGCGCACCAAGCCTCGTCATCGCCAGGCGTGCCGTACTTCACATACCGGTTGTACTCGACAATCCGCGGATGATCAGCCCCACCCGGAATCTCCGCCACGCCGGCCGCCTCGTCTTTCCGTGCAATCTCAACCCACTTGTGCATGTTGCGCTCCTATCGGGACAGAAACCCGATCACCGTTAAACTCCCGCCCAACAAAAAAGTCAAAATCGAAATAATCGCAGTCACCCACGGCGGCAAACGATTCGATATCGCCTGCGTCAACGCCTCGAATTTCTTGTCTATATGATCGTAGATGCCATCCACCTTGGCATTCAGCGCGCTCCAAAGATCGTTAATCTCATTCTCGTGACGCTCGATGTCCTTCGTGTGATCGACCGCTGGCCCCATTACGTCCCCTCCAGTGATGCCGCTTCTTTCTCCAGATATGCCGCCTCGCCGTCGCGCCCCTCCCGGCGCGCTTTCTTCGCCATCGACTTGTAACGCTTCGCTTTCTTCGCGCGCTCGTTCCTGCTCAGGTTCGCCTGATCGGGATCCGCCCCGTAAAATTTCACGCCGGTCAAAAACCGTCCCCAACGCTCGCCCTGACCCGGCTCGTTACGTCGCGGCCGCACGTCCCCTTCGAATTGCCCCGTCGCGTTCCCCACTTTTGTGAATATATCGCCTGGGTTCAAACGGTCAAGCTCGCGCGCCGGTCGAAATAGATTGATCATCCCCGCCGCCTGCGGACTCAACGCCGTTCCAAATTGTTCTTTCGGCAAATCGCCAAAATCGCGACCTGTCAACATCTCTTTTTGAAAAGTTTGCTCGTAGAACTCACCCACGAAAGGATTAGCTCGAGTTCCCAAATAACGGCCAATGGTGGCCAGGCGCCCTTCCCCTGTGCGCGGTTCACCCACAACTGCGTTTGTAGCTTCCACTACATCCAAAAATGGAAGGAACCCAGTCATATCCAATACCTTTCGCCGTCCGTCTTCTGTCTCTCCAATTGGTACGGCAAAAGTAGATGCCAGCCACTCCGGCAAGTCCGCCGGCGAAATTCCTGCTTGTTGAAACGCTTGATAGTACGCGCGTACATACGGCATGTACTGTCCCGGCCGTTGAAGCATGTTAATCGTCTCAGATGGGATGTTTTTTCTCATCCACGTATTTCCAGTAATAATGGTCGCGCCGCCATGCCTCATTACCCAAGTGCCAGACGGGGTTTTGGGGCACCATATCTTACCCTTGTACTTTCGGCGTTGTTCTCCGCTAGAATTCCGCGGCGCAAAATATTTCACCTTCTGCACGTAACAACCGCTACCGCTAATATTGGCGTGCTTTCCCACAAGCAAGCACAAAATCTGGAACGCTTCGAGCACTGGTCCTTCCGTTTGTGCAAAATGCGTTCCAGCCCGCGCGTGGTGCGAGCCTTCCGCCTTCAACATCGCGTCGTACATCGCTTCCGCTGCCTTGCGCGAAAGCTGCGACACAATGCGCGGCATGTCTTCTTTGCATTTGAAAACTTTTGTGATCGCTTTCACGTCTGCCAGTGCGACTGGAATGCAAACTACGCCGGTGGCCGGATGTGGTGCACGATCCTTTGTGCCAAGCAGGAGGCACAATTCCCCCATGTGTTTATTTGGGGACTGGTACACGACCATTTCGCAGTATGTTTTTTTGCGCCAGCGATGGTATCCGTCTGTAACAACCCAACCAAGAATTGCCGCCAGGCGCGGCGAAAGCACGCTTTTTTTGCGCGTGTAATTTCCACTCAGGGGAATTTTGTGCGATGTGTTCAGCTCGTAAGATCGCACAATCTTGCGATCACCGCCGTACCACTTGCCTTTAACCTTTGTGCGAATGACTTCGACCGGCCACCGGTGATCGTCGGTAAAAAGAAACTCGTGGCGATCGTTGCAAATCCCGAACCGCCGCAACTCGCCATCGAAGTCGAATGTGGCCACATCGATCAATGATTCCCATCGCAACTCTCCAGTCTTGACGTCATACGCCATGACCTTTTCGCCCTTCTTCAATGCATCGTGTTTCTTCCATCCCTGCTGCGTTAGGATCTCGTGGTCAGTCGGCACGCAGTAGAATGGCACCACCGTCCGCCGAAGCCCCTCTTCAAATGGACTCAAATCGGTATAGTCAAAATGCGACAACTTGACCTGACGCTCCGCATTCTTGAATGCTCGCTCGACTATGTCTTCCGCGGTGCCCACTACGCCCTGTTCATTCTGCGCAAGCGCACCTATAACTTCCGGCACAGCAATTCCGCGCTTCTGCGCCTCTGCCATCGTGTCATCGATCATCTTTATCGCGAGTGGTAAACGTATCGACATTTCCACCTGCTCATTGATCTTGTGAGCAGGGCGGAATATCCGCTCGCGCCACACCTTCGAAGGCCCTGCACCCGCTTCGACAATGTCCACGTCCGGCGATCCACCCCCGTGCATCTGCCGAATCATGTACTCCTGATACAACCGCTGCTTGCTCAGCTTCGTGCCATTCCGCAACGTCACATATGCGTCTTCGCCCCACTTCCCGCGAAGCGCACGCCCGATCGTGTCAAACCCAGCCGCGTAATACCGCGGCGTCAACGCATTCCCAAGCCCCAACCCCTCGTAATAATTCTTGGTAACGCCCGTGAAAAAATTCCGCGAAAAATAACTCGGACCGCCCCCGAATATCGTCATCGCCTTCCACCATTGCATTAACCCCGCATCCTTCAACATATGCGGAAGCGCGTCGTTTATCATCGCGCCAAATGTCGCTTTGTCCGGACCCGGCTGCAGCACCTCCTGCATCTTTTGCAATGCCCGCGCGTAATCGTTCGGCACCGCCAATGGCTCGCTTGCATACCGCCCCTGATCAACCTTCGCGTACAGCAACCGCCCCGTGTCGTCATGCACCAAATGCTTCGCATCGTCCCACGGCTCCGCGAGACCTTGCTTTTGCAACGAACGGACCAGCACATCCCCGCGCATGTTCGCAATCGCGTCGTCGCGCAGTTTCTTGAACACAACCCCCGGATTCGTCTCGTACTCAAACGCAGCCCGCTCCGTCGCGTTCAGCTCGCCCGGCGTCTTCCGATGCTTCCGCAAAAACTCCGACACAAACGCGGGATCGTTCTTCTGCGCTTCATCGAAATATTTCTTGCCCAACCGGAAGTATTCCGTCTTCCCCGCGTCCGTCAACGTCGCCACCGCCACAGGCTCTACGCTCCCCGGCAACAGCAATCGGTTAAACGCATTCTTGCTCGGACCCGTCAGCGCGTCCCACTGCTCTTCAAAAAGTTTCTCGCCCAGCGCCGGCGCGTCCTGCCCAGGCTTCACCTTCGGCAATCGCGGAAAGTGACCCGCCACCGGCAACGCATACGCATCCATCCCCGTGCCCTCAAGCGGAGAAATAAACTCTTTCTGCTTCCGCATGAAAGCGTCCGCCGCGTCCCACGCCGCACGTCGCGCATCCGCCCCAGCGCCAACGCCAACGTACTGCGCAACTGCGTCCGCCGCCGGCACGTCCCCCCGATACATCCGCCCGATCGATTCAAGTAAATTCGCGCGATCATCCCCGCGCAACGATTCCAACGCCTTCAATTCATCAGTAGTGTCGAGCTGAAACTTGTTGCCAATCCGCGCCGCCTCATCCTCGATCGAAAACGCCGTCCGCACAGCCTCGTCAGGAATGCCGGCAACGCCTGCCTGCGCAGACACCGCTCCGCGCTTACCGCCAAACAAATACTGCAACCCCTGCCCCACACTCGATCCCGCAAACGCATTCCCAGCCTTCTGCATCGTGTCCAGCACAGCCGCATCACCCGGAATCGGCACACGACGCCCCGCAAAATTCACAAGCCCGCGCTCGCCCGCCCGCGCAGCATCGCCCCAGCTATCAACGCCCTCCCCAACCAAACGCGCCGCGCGCCCAGCCTTCGTCAATCCACCCAACCCACCCACATAATTCAACGGATCCAACGGATTCAAAACATCCAGCGCAAACCCGCCGTACTTGCCCATATTACTTTCGGGATCAACCCCAAAATTCTTCAACACATCCTTGCCCGAGTACTCCGCCTCCCCACTCAACGCCTTCTTCGCGCGATCGAGTGGATCGTCCCCTTCTTGCAATCCAGTCACGACGCCAAACGCCGCGCTCCCCGGGCGATTCACAATTTCCATCGCCTTCCAGAAAAGCGAATCGTCCGTCTTCGGTGGCGCTGGCTTCTTGCCAAGTGTCGAATAATTAATAGGCACTGGGGTTCCCGCCAAACGCTTTCTTCAGCATCTCCAAGATGCTCGCCTGGTTAACCGGCGGCGACCCATACACCTGCATTTCTTGCAACGGCGGCTGGACCGGTCCTCTGTTCTGCGCTCGCGCCTTGACTGCCGCAGTCGCCGCCGGGTTTAGTGTCACTCCCGACATCCCCGCAAAGGGCGCGGGCGGCTTCGCGGTCGGAGCTGGTGCCATCTCGATGGTCTGCGCGTCTTTCAGTTTCGCGGGATCGGTCTCTTCGTAGCTGCGCGTATACGCCAACGGATCCTCGCGTTTGCCAAAAAGCGAATCGAACATGCTGCCAACAATCCCAGGCCGCGCATTCGGATCAGGCGCTTGCGCGGACGGCGCTGCAGGAGCTGCCTCTGGGCTTGCCGTCTCTTTCCCCGCTTCAGGACCTTGAAAGCCAAACGCCTGCATCAAGCCGCTCGAAATCTGTTGCCGCTGACCAAGCAGCGCGTTGCGTTCATCCACCAACTCTTGATACTCGCTGGACCCGGGATCGGCATCGCCAATCAGGTCTTGAATATGACGCAGGCTTCCGTCTATTTGCTTAAGCCCCTCGGTCGCCGCAATGTACTGAGGGCTCTTTCTCGGATCGAAAGATGCGCCACCGCCAGAACCTCCACCGCCGCCACCCCCGCGATTACTGCGTCCGGCCGCGCTGGTCAGTTCTTTCATGTAGCCAATATGCGTCCGGTCTTTATCCATCTCCGCAGTAAACTTCTGCAACATCCGATCAGGATCGGCGTCGAATTCCTCCCGTCGCGCCTTTGCGTCTTCCGCCGCCATCTGACGCCGGCGAAATTGCGCCTCTTCTTCCGGCGATATCAATTCGTTCATCTGGCGCTTGCGATCGAGATCGAGCTTTGACGTTTCAAGATTGTGCTCTGCGGTCATTTCCTCTATCAGAAACTTCCGCTGGAGCAACTCAAATTTTTTGTCTTCCCGCGCCTCTTCTTTCTTTTCCTTCTTCGCCTTCTTAAAACCGCTAAACGCCCCAGTCGCAAGACCCAAAGCAATCTGCGCAGCAACATTCGCATCTTTACCCATAACCAACTCCTGCAACGTTACAATTCTGTCCCGGTCCCCGTAATCGTAACTCGTAATCCTAACTCGTAATCGGGACTGTCACCGCTACCGCGGTGGCTGTCCCGTCCACCTATCGCCTATAAGATTCCCTCGCCTACAATCAAACAAACAAACCCGCCAAAGCGCTCCCGCCCTGCATCGCCGCGCTAAACCAATCCGTGCCACTGCCCCCGCCGCTCGATGCATTCTGACTCGACAAATAATCCAAATACGGATTCGGCGCATACCCCGTCTGCTGCACGCTCCCAACGTTCGGGTCCGCGTAACGCGCGTTCGCCTGCTGCATGATCACGTTCCGAATCGCGTCCTGCCAATTCATGCCCCCGCTGATCAACGCATTGAACTGACCCAGCAAATTACTCTGCTGCTGCTGACCCCCCAACATCGTGTCAAAAACCTGCTGCGCAAGCTGCAACTGGAACTGACGATCCTGATTAAACGTCTGGTTCTCCAACTGCGCATGCTGCAATCCAAGCCCGCCAATGCCCAACTGCTGCGTCAACGCAGCCTGCACCGCGTTCATCCGATCGTTAAAATTCGTCCGCGCCGCATCGGATTTAATCGTCCGCTCCGCGTTGCCCAGGTCACTGCTCCGTTGCATTTGCGCGTCAAACAAAAGCCGATCCTGCACGGCGCTACCGCCAAGACCCCGCGCACCATGCGATTCCCGAATCTGACGCTGCTCATCCTGCAAAGCCAAATCGCGGCTGTCCCGGACCTGCTGCAAAATATTCGCCTGCACCTCCGGCGTCATGCTCTCCGGCGCAGACAATATCTGCTCCAACAAATTCACCCGCCCAGCATTGACGTCATACGGTGCCGGTGGACCGCCCGGCGGCGGCGGCGTCGGCCCGCCAGTGCTCGGCCCACTCGGATTCCCAACAGATCCCGAACCGCCGCCAGCCCCAGCATAAGCCCCAGGCAACTTCCCATTACCCGAACCAACCGGCAACTTCCCATTGCCCGATCGCCCAGTCCCCTGCGACCCTTTAGCCCCTTTCGTCACTTGCGGCAAAGCCGGAGGCGGAGCCGCCGGCAACGCTTGCGGTGCCGCTTGTGGTGCAGGCGTCCCACCTGCATTCCGCGCCTGGGCCGTCCGCGCACCCCCCAGCGACATATCCCCCGCCTTCACAGGATCAAGCCGCCCATTACCCGGCACACCAGGAGCCTGGGGGGCAGACTGCACCATCGGACGCTTCTGCACCGGCCGCATACTCAAAGCCGGCCGCCGCGCCGGCGACACCATCGTAGAAGCACTGCTCATTCCACCCATCGCCCAAACTCCTGGCTTAGTTTCTGTCTCGTTCCCAAGCTCCAGCTTGGGAACGCGCTCTTGAAAAGCTCCGCTTTGTTCCTACGCAAACAACCCAGCCGTCTGCGACAACCGCCTATCCCGCAAGTTGTCAAACGCATTCCCCGGCTGCTTCAACGTACCCATCAACCCGCGCACGCCGCCCTGATTCTGCAACCAGCGCTGTGCCCCATTCACAACCGCCGAGCTCGTCCCCCCCGGCTGCCCGCCGCGAAACGCTGCCTGAACCTGCGGCACAGTGCCACCGCGCAAATCACTCGCCACCTGACGCACCCCGCTCCCCGGACCCGGCGTCGGCGCGCTAATCTGCGGATTCGGCCCCGTCGGCGCAGCAACGCCCTCCACCCGCGTAGAAGGCATCACAGGCGAATGCGTCAACGCCACAGGCCCGCCCGTCGGACGCGAATTCGTCGGCACACTCGTCAACGGCTCCAGCGCCGGCGCAATCCGCGAAGCGTCCCCACTCGCAAGGTCAGAAAAACTCGCCGCAGCCGGACGTGTCATCGCCCCCGCGTTATTCAAAATGTCCAGCGCCGGCAACGAAGGATTATTGTTCAGCATGTAATCCGTCTGCCGCGCGGCCATGTCCCCAAACTGCACCGGCGAACCATCATCCCGCTCGCCCCAAATCCCCCCAAACGAACCCTCGATGTCACCATACGGACCATACTGATTCGCGTTGAACTGATTCACCACATGCCGCCGCAAATCATTAATCGTCGGATCACTGTTCCGCTGAAAATACCGCGCCGCGTCCCACGCCGAATTCAAAGCGCTCAAACCCTGCGCGCCCAAATTGCCCATCTGCCCCATGGCATTCGCCCCACCAGTGAACAAAGCCATGATAGTTGCAATATCCATCACCCCACCTCCTTACCAATCGCCTCTCAACTTCGTGCTCGTAACTCGTAATCGTAATTCGTAATCGATCTTCTCTTCCGGAGGGCGGGTTTCTCAACCCGCCACCCCAGCCACCAAGCGAAGCGAGGTGGCTGTCTTAGGAACTCTCTCTTGGGGACTGCAACCGAAGGTGGCTGTCCCCTCTTGATCAAAATATCCCCAAAGTCAAACTCGCCCCAGCCACAGCAAACCGCGCATACATCAACTCCCGCGTCCATGCACTCGTACTCGACAAATCAACCGCATTCGGCGCAGCCTTAATCACAAACGCCACAACCAAACTCGGCTGCATATTGTTATGCGCGCCGCCACCGCCCCGAACCCCCGTCACACCCGCAATATCCTGATGCAACATGATCTGCCCCGCCGCATCGAAATCCATCGTGTCCGTGTCGAACGTCGCGCTCGCGTAATCGTGATCGTGCTCCGGCATTTCCGCTATCGTCAGCGTGTGCGTCTCCGCCCCGCCCGTATTGCCCACCGCATTGCCAAGCACGCCCGTACCGGATCCCCCGCTGCCCACCAGCGTCCTGCGCGCCGTCCCAGGCACGTTAAACGTCGTGCTACCATCCCCGGCCCCATGCGCCGTGCCAATCGCCGAAAACAACGCCGCATACGTCGTGCGACTCACCGCACTGCCATTACAAGCCAGATACCCCGCGGGTACCACAGTCCCACCAAAAGGCAAAATCGTTCCCACCGGAATCCCGTCGCCAACCAACGCAAGAAAATTCCCCCGCGCAACAAAAAAACCCTTCGGCACACGGCCAAGCCCATGCTTAATCACAAGCTCGGACCCCGCCACCGCCGGCGTAACTACATCCACAAAATTCGGGTGCGCAGACCAAAGCTCCTGCAAAAACTGCGCCCCACCATGTGGGTTATATCCAACCGTCCTCATCTACACGCTCTCTTCTCTTCTTCTTCTCGTTCCCAAGCTCCGGCTTGGGAACGCGCTCTTGAAAAGCTCTGCTTTGATCTTCACCTTCAAACCGCCCGCCGACCCACAAACAAACTCTGAAAACTATCAATCCGCACAGGCGAATCACTGTCATACTGCTCAAATCTCACCTTCAACTTCCGCCCACGATGCGCAATCCCGAATCTAACCAACTCGTCCGCATTTGTGAACGTCGTCGACTTCCACGTCTCCGAATAATCGCTCTTATACTTGAACGTGATCGTTACCGCCGGCGACTGCTCTCGCACCCACGCGCAGAACTGGTGCCAGCGCTTCATCCAGGCCCGCTGCCCCATGTCCATCCAACGCGACTCCCAATAGAAATCGATCGGCCCAACGTGCCAATTACCCGTCACCGCCGGATACACCGCGCGATCCAGATACAGCACCGTCCCCGTGTTCCCAATAATCAAACGACGCTGCCGCGCCCCACTCGCCGAATCCACAAACAAAATGTCCGTCCCACACAGCCCATTCCCTTCCGTCGGGAAAGTCGCCGTCGCGTCCGTCAACACGCCGCCGCTGAATCCAGTCACCGCCCCGCGCTTCGTAATAAAACTTCCCGCCGTCTCCGAATACCCGTCGCCATGCCCATCGAACAACCGATACACAAACCCGCGGCTCGCGCCCAACGTCTCAATCCGATTCCCCGAATGCTGCGCCCGCGCAAAGTAATCGAAACCGCGGTCCCACTTCGCCCACGTGTTCCGATCTTCGTCATACGCAAGCGTGATCCGCGAACGTTGCGCAAAACTGTTCCCAACCTCGTACTCGTAAACCGCCGACACCTCATGCGGCAACAGTTCGCGATCCCGCGCGTAAAATAGATTCGCCAGCTTCCCGTTGAAATTGCCCGCGCCGCCCAACTCGCCAATGCTCAGCTTCATGTCGCCGCTCAACGCCGCAAAGCTCCCGCTCGAACGTCGCGAATGCAATACCCCGTTCACATAGATCGCCGCGCCATTCGCTCCGTAAGTTCCCACAACGTGAAACCATTGGTTCGGCTTCACGACATAGTTCCCAGTGCCGCACGCAAGCGAAGTGTTCGCGGTAAATCCCAAACTGCGAAATGTCGGCGACATCGTGAGCTGCAACTGCATCGCGCTCGCCTGATCCATAAACTTTAAGATCTGTTGCGCAATAAACGTGTACCCGTTCCACCAAAACCAGCCACCCACCGAAAAACCGGTCGTCGGCAGGTTCCCCCCGGCGTTCGCGCACTCAAAGTAGTTCGTGCTCCCAAGATTCGCCACAACCCCGCGCACCGAATCGGTCACAAACGTCGGCGAGTTCACCGCCACTACGTTCGCAATTCCCGCCGCGTCGTTCCCGTTCCCGTTCAACCGCCAATAGTGCGTGAACAATCCGGGATGCACGTCGTAATAATCGCCCCCCGTCTTCGTCGCGATATCGCAGCTCACCAGATACGTGTGCCGCGCCGCCGCGTACTCCCCCACGCTGAACCGGTAGTTGTCCGCGTCCATCTGTTCGAACAACGGATACTGCGACTCGCTCACATGCACCGGCCCGCCATCGCCTTCCAAACGGTAAACCCCATCGTGGGACAGATAATAAATTCCCCGCGGACTCTTCCGTATCGTCTGCCCGCTGATGCAACCCTTGTCTCCCGATATCGGACGCGACTGAAAACTGCTCACGTCCGCGCCGGAAAGAAAATGCACGCTCTTCCGCTTGAACACGATCAGCCCGCCAAACGCCTCTTCAATCCCCGTGATCTCGTCTCCGTCTCCGCTGTTCACATACAGCAAATTCGTCGCGGGAAAATCGAGACTGTCCGACTCGCTGAAGTACAACCCGCTCGGTTCGCTCTTCGAGTTCGCAAACCAAAGCCGGTTCCCAAACACCGCGCAATAACGGCAAGGCTCAACGTCCCCCCGAAAATCGTTCACCAGCGCCGTCGCAAGATTGATCGCCGTGTTGTCCGCATACGTCGTCGTCGTGTTGTCGTTCACGTCCCCGAGATACCGGTACAACCCGCCGTTGTCGCTCCGGTAGATCCGCCGCTGATTCACCTGCGGATCGACACTCACCGGAATGGAAGACAGATTCACGATCTGCGCCGCCGGGCTCACGCTCCCGCTCTCCGCGCTTGCAAGGCTCTCCGTGCCGTCCAGCGAATTGCGAAACGCCACCCGATACTTCACCGTCCCCGTGATCGCCCCGCCCCCGCCCAGCGCCACCGAAGGAGCCGCGCTCGGCTGCGCCAGCGTCACCGATTGCGGCAGCTCCCGCCCAACGTATTTGTAGTTCGAATCGATCCCGTTGCACACGATCAGCCAGTCCTGGAAATGGCAGTAATCGCTCAACGTCGCCTCGCCATAGTTCGTATACTGGCGCAACGCATTCATCAACCCGCCCGATAAACTCCAAAGGCTGGACCGAGTCCCAACAAGGATCTCGCGATCGAATGCCGTCGCGCCCGCGTTCACTTCATTCCCCGTGCTCGGCGTGATCAACGGCGCCAACAGTTGCACCCGCTTCGGCACAACCGGATACGCATACCCATAGCTCCAACGTGGACGGTTCCCATCCGCCAAAAACACAAACGCGGACCGGTTGCTCTCGTCGCGTTCTTTGTCGCTCTGGTCAAAACGCCATTCGCCCAGCAAGCTCAGGTTCTTCGCGTCCGGCAAGGTCCGGTTCATCCACAACTGAATGAACTGCTGCGATATCGCAACCTTCCACAAACGCAACGAATCGATTGTCACCGGCGAAAACAAACCCGCCGTCCAGCTCCCGCTCGAATTCCTGCCACCCAAAAACATCCCGTATGACGTCGAGCTCGTCGGACCATTCTCGCTCGTAGCCGCCGTGCTCGTGTACACCAACTCGCCATTCACATACACCCGCACGGTCGTACCGCTGCGCGTCACCGCGACATGCGCCGGCACGCCTGGCACAAGGTCATACCCCGTATCCGCAATTACGTTGCTGTGCGTCGTCGTCGTCGAATAACTCACCAACAAGGAACCGTCCGCGCTCGATTGCGAAAGGTGCAAACCAACCACCGCGCCATTGCCGGTGTTCCAACTGCCCAAATGCAATATGCACGGATTCCCAACCGACACGTTGTAGTTCAACGTGTCCAGGCGAAGCCACGCCTCCACGCTCCACGCATTCCCCGTATTCAAAACCGGCGCGTAATCCGCGTGATACGGCGCGCTCCCATAATCGTCAACCCCGTCAAAACGCACCGCCCAACCGTTGCTGCTCTGGTCCGGCACAACCCCGCGAACAAACGTCGGACCGCCCGAATAGAACGTCCCATGATTCAGATTCTTCGAAAGGTCCGTAACCATGTTCCCGAAGTTGTCCAGCATCGGCCAGTAACCAACAAGATTCGGATTCGCAACCTCGTCATCCCGCAACTCGCGCCAACGCGCCGCCTCAATCTCCGCGTCCGTCCGCGCAACCTTCCACAAACGCAACTCGTCATAGATCACCTCGCAGGTATGCGACCCGGGCGTTGCCCCTACCGCCGCCCCCGCAAACAACGCGCGCGACGTGCTCGCCATCGCCTGCGTGATCGCGGCAGTCCCAGTGAACGTATAACTCCCATCCCGCGATATGATCTTCGTCGTGAAAGTATTCCCCGAACGCCGCACAAAAATATGATACGTACCCGAAGGCGGATGCGGACTCGATGCCCCCGCGCTGCAGAATCGGCTTGTGCCCGTCGTATCCACAAATTCAAAATTGGGACTGAAAGTACTCCCCGCCGTGTAAATCCGCCAGCCGCCCACGCCCGCCTCGTAGATCGTCAACAACGTATGTCCCGACCCACTCACAAGCCGCCAGATAAACTCGATCGTGAAATCGCCCGAAAAAAAATAATCCCCATGACGCGGAATCCAGATACAACGGTTCTGCGCCGCGTTGTCCACGCGCACACCGCCCTCCAGCGCCGCCGTATTGTGCAACTTCACAAAGCCCGCGCGCTTCTCCAGCCCGCGCTTGTAGTCACAGTTCAACGCATCCGGCGATACGTGATCCCCCAAATCATCATCCGGCGCAAAACGGTTCTCTCCACCAAACCCCTGCACCGGCAACTGTGATGTCAATCCACTCATCTATTCTTACTCTTGCTCTTCCCTACGGCGCCGCTATCGCCGGACCCGCAATCCAAACATCCCCACTCGCATAACCGCCAACGCCAAACGCCGGCGCAATGTCATACTCCGTCCCCCGCAATATCGCCGTGTCGCGCGACCACTCCTCCCGCAACATCTCGTAAAATCGATTCCGCTCATGCTCCAAATCGCCGCTCGCCAACTGCTCCCGAAACGCCGCCGGCAACCGCCCCTTCATGAAATAGACCATTCCCTGCACAAGTACCGCGTCCATCTTCGACGGCAAATCAATCACGCTCGCCGGACCCGTAGGATTCAACGCCTGGCGCGTATACAAAATCGGCAACAGCGCCCGCGTCTCCGGTGCCGGCCACACCACAACCTGAGGCACGCCGTTGTTGTAACCGTACTGCGTGATCTTCTGTGGCCAGCTCGAGGTAAAGTTGCTCCCGTTCTGACAGTCCCACAAAGCCGATGCCTCGATCGGACGCAACCATTGCTGGTTCGTCGCGTTCCACCAACCCGTAACGCTGTCGACATCGCTCGGCAAATCGTACGTGTCCTGAAAAATCACATACGTCAAACCGCTCCCGCTCGCCCCCTGATACACCGGCGACACCACGATCTCCGTATTCGAATTCCGCGCCGTGATCGTGTAAACCTCGTTGCCCGCCGCGCGAAACTTCCGCCCCACCATCCCCGCCGTCCACGTCGTCCCCGAACCCGTTACCGTCCCCGAATCCTGCGTAACACTCACACTCCCCGCCGAATACTGATCCACCAAAACAATCTGCGACTTCCCCTGATAAAAACTCCAGCACCCCATCCGCCGAATCGACTTCAAAACCGACATCAAGGAAAACAAAAATCCCCGCATCGGCGCCCCCTCCGGCAAAGCATCCGTAACGTGTGTGTGAAGTTGATCAACCGTCATCCCATCAATCCCCTATATCTCGCAATCCATCTTTCGTGCTCGTAACTCGTACTCGTAATTCGTACTCGTAATCGATCTTCTCTTCTCTTCCGGAGGGCGGGTTTCTCAACCCGCCAATTCGCATTCCAGCCACCAAGCGAAGCGAGGTGGCTGTCCCCTTCACTTCGCCCTACTCACAACCAGGCCCAACAACCGAACTGTCCCCGCTGAACCGATACCCCGTAAAATCCTTCCAGTGCTTCCAACCCTGCGGACAATGAAAACCCCACTCCCGAATCCGAGGACCCGTGATGAACAACGTCCACGCGCCGCCACCCGACATTACGCTCAACCGATGCGCGAACCGCGCGCTCCTGAACGTCATCGCCCCCTGCGACAACCGCCGCAATCGCTGCGTGTCGTGCCAGCCCGTAAACGACGGACGCCGGTAGTGCTCAAGCAACGCGCCCGCCAGCATCAAAGAAAAACTCCACCATGGATGATCATGCAAAGCCCGATCGTCATCGTCCCGGACAATGTGATGCAGATACACATTGAAAAAACGATTACGCGGCAAAAGCCACCAACGGCGCATATACGGATTCTCCGCGCCGCCAATTAAATAATCCGGCTCGCGCCGCACAAAACGCCGCACAAACCAGAAAACAACCACCGCCAACCAACGCGCTCGCATCTGCTCTTCTCCTCTTCAACGGAGGGCGGGTTTCCAAACCCGCCATCTTCAATCACCAAGCGAAGCAAGGTGACTGTCCCAATCTACTTCCTCTTCCCCTTCCGCAAAACACGCTCGGCATTCCGTTCCGCCGCGCTCTTCAACAACCGAACCTCCGCCCGCGCCTCCTGCAACTCGCGCTCCGCCTCCGCCGTCTCGCCCCGCGCCGTCGCAAGCATCCGTTCCAAATCGGCCGCGTGCCTCGCCGCCTTCTCCACCTCCAGCACCATCGCGTCCCGCTCCGCAATCGTCGCGCGCAACTGATGCAAAAACTCGTTACCCGCCAGCGCACCCGAAAACGCCATCCAGCTCAACCCGTCAAACTTACCGCTCGGCACTTTGAAATCACGCGATGTATTCATACCTGCACCTTCTGTATACCGCTCTCACTGCGGTTAAGCGCCAAACTCGCCGACTCGCTCTCTTCCCACTCACGGAACAACGCAACCATCCGATCCACAATCAAAAAATGCTTCTCGCTCGGAATCTCCGGTATGTCACCGTCCGCCGACATCACCGCAATCCGCCGCATGCCCTTCACCGTTCCCGCCCGCGTCGAAGCAATCACCGGCCACGTCGATATCTGCAAATTTCCCGAAGCGTCCATGCCCTCCACGCGAAACACGCTCGGGTCCGTCGCTGCCGTCGTGTCGCCCCGGTAAAGGTCCTCAAACGATCGCGGCGACTTCTGCTCCAAAGGCGCCCCCGCTACGTTGTAAACCTCAGTCACCCAGGCCACCCACGACGGCAGCGACGTGATCCCGCTCGTCGCAAACGTGATACCCGCCGACTTCTCCAGCTCCGGAAGACGCAACGAAACCGCCACAAACTGCGCAGCCTCATTCGCAAAACGCTTCATCATCGTCAAGACCCCCGCCGGCACCTCCGACGCACCAAGCCCCAACCGATCGAAGCCTTCCGTATAAATCTCCAGAAAAGTCATAAAGTTCGTTTCATCCTCGTTCCCAAGCCCTGAAACTCCCTCGTTCCCAAGCTGAGCTTGGGAACGCACTTGTCCCCGAAGCTAAGCTTCAACCGCCGGCAAAGGCACAACCCCCAACTCAACATCCTCTTCCTCGCGCGACAACGGCGTCTCGCCATTCCGCCAACGTTGCTCGCGCAACGCCTCGCGCCGTGCCTTCAGGTCCGCCGCGGCAAGCTGCTCCTGCGCGTCCGCAAGCTGCACCGTCGCAGCCTCCAAAAGCGCAATGCCCTTCTTCCCGTTACGCTGATGCTCCTCGAACGAATAACGCGCAGTCTCCAGAGAACGCGACGCCTTCTCCTTCGCTACCGCGTCATCGCCCGCCGACGCCACAGCTTTCTCCGCCTCGGCGATCGCGGACTTCGCAACTTCCGAACCCTTCCGCGCATCAATAATCTTCTTCTGCGCGTTCGCCTTCGCCGCGACCTGGTCCTTCACCACAACCTGCAACCGCGCCACCTCCGGGTAGCTCGACATATACGGTTTCGGCGGACGCTGCCGCATGTTCTGCGGTTCCATCCCATCCGGGAAAAAGTTCGCCTTCGGATGAATCTTCACCGGCTTCGGTGCCATCTCCGGGTCCGGCTGAAACTCGTCCGCGAGATCAACCCCGTCAGAAGCAATCTCCCGCATCGCCGACGCCAGCAACTCCTGCCGAAGCGAACCTTCCATATCCAACCCGCCACCAGAAGGCAACACGCCCTGGTCCGGGTCTTGCTTAGCCTCCGCCCCAGCCGGCGGCGCAATTGTCTTTGCCATACCAAAATCCTTTCCAACTCCGGGACTGTCACCGCTACTGCGGTGGCTGTCCCGTTAATCTCTTCTCTTTTCCCTCGTTTTTCCCTCGTTCCCAAGCTCCAGCTTGGGAACGCACTCTT